GTCGCCCGGAATTGAGCAAACGCGGATTTTCGCCCAGCACCTCGTCCTCGCTATAGCCCGTGATGTCAGTGAAAGCGCGGTTAATCATCACAATGCGATGCTCGGCATCGGTAATCATGATCGCCTCGCTGTTGCTCTCAAACACTTTGGCCGATAGGCGCAACCCTTGCTCGGCTTTTCTACGCTGGGCAATCTCACGGGTCAGGTGTTCCACCATGTCGTGAACTGACCTGAGATAAATAATAAAGAAAAATGAGATAAATACCGGAACTGGGACGAATGAAGTGGAACTCAGCGAAATAAAAATAAAAAACAGTTTTAACAGGTAAAAATAATATTAAACCAAAAATTAAGGCAAAATTCTAGCCAACCACTCGCCGCAAATAGTCATTAACCACTCCGACAATTTTATCCTCATCTGCATCACTTATACTCAAAAATGGTCGAGGCGCAATAGTCTTGTTTGGAATCATACTGCGCGGACTGGTTTTTCCGCCAAATTGCATCATGGCCGCATATTTGCTAGCCAATCCTTTTTGTACACCGACCTTGGCATAATCAGCACCCGACTCAGTGCCAATATTGTTTTTTAGTTGGCCAGACTGCTGCAAGATACTACCCGGCCAATGTCCTTTCTTTTCCCGTATTTTTTGTGTGGTAGGCGATAACCCAAGCCACTTGGGACGACCTTGCTGTGCAAAGTTTTCATGCACAGCATCATCCAGTACACCTGCGATAATTTGCATGGCTGGCGACATGTCAACTATTGCATGAGACAGTCGTTGTAACACCGCATTGACTTTACTGTTATCCAGTTTGATTTCAATCATGGTTGCATCCTTATCTCAAAGGTCATAGACTACCCCCATCCCTAGCCAAGCAGAGCCCAATTCAGGAGGAAGGGACGTAATCCTCAAGATTATTCTACTCACACGGAGCAAGTAGAACAGTCGGTTTACGGTGACGCAGGTTCAAGTCCTGCCCTTGGCTAGAGAGCTCCATCCAATACCTCAAAACCCATCAACCCCTTTATATCTTCGATTCTACCACTGCGCAAAATGTTAGATTTTATGCGCTGCTTCATGCCATCAACACCACGAATCATTAACTCATAGTCAAGTTTTACAACCAATTTTACCGATTTATTGTCTGGCAAATTAAAAATAAGAAGCAGTGCATTGTCCTTGCCAGAACGATCCAACAATACCGCATTGGGACTCAATAAATTTGTAGGTAGTGATTTGTACCATTCCCACGGAACTACATCAGTTTTTTTATCTCGATAGCTATGCAGCACATCCTCATCTCTTACTGACAACAACGCTGATTCTGGTGCGATTTGTTTCGCTTCAAGTTTATTTAGAACAGCAGAAGATATGACACCTACATGTTTTAATTGACCAGTTGAACGGCCTTGATCCCGCACACTTTGAGACCACTGGGAAAACTGCCCTGTAAAAGCCTTCAACATATCAGGTTGTGACAACACATAACGTACACTGACTGCGGCGAGCTTAGTATCTGCCACGCGCAGCGAGCGATTTAATTGCAATTGTCCCAAATCGGCCAGATGACTTGCCTGTTTACCTACATTGCGACTGAAACCAGCATCCGGTGTAATGAACTTCCCTTTTGCATATTCAAAGCGAGCAACATGGTCTTTACCTAAAGCCGGATTGCGAAGTGACCAAGGAATATCTACCGAATCCAATTGACCCTCTGAACTGGATAGGTCGATATTACGACTATCCATATCAGCTTGGTCTAGTGCGCGAACAGTACAACGGCAGCGATAACCATTAGGTGGCCAAAAATGATTCCAAAAGTCATCGTCATAACGAAATACACGGCCATTTAATGCAGAATGGGATGGTCTGGTGCGACGATCCATGACAGCGACGTATTGCCAGAATGGCCGATTTTCCGCATTGGCACGTAATTGAATATAGCGACCAGCCATATAGGCCGCGTGCATATTGGTGATTAGAATGGTTTCTAGGTGGTGCTTGCTGATTTTTTTGCCGAGAATTTCACCGGTGGATTTATCTATGATATGTCGGTTTTTATAGCCTTTCGGCAACCAATAGCCCTTTTTCTCTAGCATCGGCGCTGTATCACGCATGAACTCATACTTCGTGCGACCCTCAGTCTTCACGCGTTCAAGTTCCTTATAAATGTCCTGTAAAATATCGGTGCGCAAAATTCCTGCTACGGCATGAGCGTTATCAGCTGCCGCCTGCGCAGCTTGCTTGAAATTAAAGGTGGTAGCATCAAAGCCAAAACTTTTGAAATAGGCCAGTGCTTCTTTAGGTTCAAGCCCAATGGCATAGGAAATATCAGGCTTGTTGGGCATTCATCTGACCCAAAATGTCAGCTACAAAAAAAGCGCGAGTCAGCAACCCTTGTAACGCGCGATCATCCATTTGTGGGAATAGCTCGGCCAGCATTGACATTGCATCTTCAGCATTTTTGGTTTGAATCAGCGTGTTAATTACGGGGGATAACGCCGTATCCAGTGCGGCTTGCGCTTTAACAATATCGAGTTGCGTTTTTTCCAGACGGGTATAGCCTGGATCTGGATCAAGCTCAGCCTCAGCAAAATCTGCAGTACCTACCCCTAAATCCCCCTCCGCTACGCTCCCCACCCTTTGTAAAAGGGGGGCTGGGGGGGATTTGAACGTCCACCCAGGGTAATTCTCCGCCTGGTATTCCTCGTCCGGACGCATCCCCATCTCGAACAGGATTTTGTCGCGTTCGGCACGCAGTTTGATGTCTTCGGCTTCGGCAATCTTGCGCCACACCGTCGGCGGGGTCGCGCCCGGCACGTTGTATTCCGCAATCCACTTGATCAGCGTGTTGTTGAGCGTGGCACTCAACATATCTGCGTCGTACTGCACCAGCTCCAGCCGCACCTCATTGCGCAAGATCGCAGCAGAGGCCAGTGCGCCGCCTGAGCCCTTGGCGCTGGATGATTCACCCAGCACGCAATAGCTGATCTGCTCGTCCATATAGCGGATCATCTCCTCGTAACCGGCATTACCGCCGCGCGTCGCCTCCAGCAGCTCAATGATCATGCCTTCCGGCACGATTACCCCGGCATCTTGAGAGATAGCCGACAGCGCATCCAGCAGCTTCTGCTGATCAATCGGCGAGGTGCCGGTGGGATACTTGCCAACCGAGGTTGGGCTGCCGAATTTATCCAGTAAGGTCAGCCAGAAGGTAATGCCCTGCCGCTTGAACCACACCAGCCAGAACAACTTGCTGCCCAGCCCCATGCCATAAGGATTGCTATCCTTGGCACCCAGCGCATGGACGATGAACTTGCGCTCGGGTAGTTCCTCTCCTGGTAGCAGATTCTGAATGGTTTTCAGGCGAAGTTCGTAGTGTTCGCCAAACCAGAAACGCCGCTGATCGCGCGAGCGGACTTCGCTGGCCACAATCTCGCTGCCGGTATTCGCCCACAGAATTTCACCGACCGCAAAGCCCTTATTGATCGCATCCAGCAGATTCATGCACAGATGATCGAAACCGATTTTCTTTAGCTGCGCCTCGACGACAAGGGCGGCACGCTGATCCAGTGCCGAGTCGCTGGCCGGGGTGATTTCCCAGGGGCGCGCGATCACCGCCATCTTGCGCTTGTGCAGACAGGCGAAGGCATGCGCGTCGCGCTCGATCTCTTCGTAGAGCCGGATACCCTTGCCCTGGCCACGCGTCGCCAGCGTGTCGTCGTTCTGTTGCAGCAGGCCGGAAAACAGCGGCAGGAACGGATCGCGGTTAACGCTGGCGATTTCGGTTGTTTCGACTGCGGGGTTTTTTATCTGGTCGGTCATAGTGCTTACCTCAATAATCGTTCATGCGGCTTGAGACGCGCGGCTTGCCCAACGCTTGGAATTCCATTTTTACCGTAGGCACACCTGCCGCATTCAACGCCATAAAACACGCCCAGGCACGGTCGGCGTGGCCGTCGGCATCACTGTCCGCGACGAAGCGCGGCGTGCCGGTCGGGCTGGTGATTTTTTTGAGTTTGTGCAGGTCGGCGCGCAGGTCGCGGTCGCCCAGCGGGATGCGGATACGCTTGTCTTCAAACGCTTCCTTGCCCTGTGTCGCCATCGCCAGTTTATTCGGCCCGGTGAACAGCACGCCCTCGACGCGACTGGTGCCGTGGCGGCGCTGCGCGTCCTCTACCGGCTTCTCGCCCATCCCGGTCTGGTCCATGCAGCAGCGCAGCACGCGGTAGGTCTTGAAAACTTCGTCCAGCAGCGCATCCTGCTCGGCAAAACTGATGCGGCGGCGGGCGATGATCTCGCGTGTCCAGTACACGTCACCCACCTGCTCCAGCACCCAGATCACAAACAAGTCATTGCGCGCCGCGATGTCCACGCCCACAAAGCACGGCCCGCCGCTGTAGTTGTCGGGAAGCCCGGCGCGGTCGTGCTCCACCCCGTCAATCAGTTCATAACTGATCCAGCTGGACGCTTCATCCAGCCATTGCAACAGGTATTCCTGCGCCCAGGCATCATCATCGTTAAGTCCCGACTTCAGCTCGGCGATATTGCGCGGCAAGCCATCACGAACGGCGGTTTCAATGTCCACCAGGTGGCGGCTCCATACCCCGTCCAGCTCGCCGCTGGTCATCAGTTCATAGAACTTATTGCCTTTGCCGTTCGGCGTGGAAGTCACGCGCAATTTATACCCGTTGGAAATGACCGGAAACAGCGCCGACCATATCTTGCGGCTGTCCGCATGAAAGGCGAATTCGTCCAGAAATACGTTTGCAGAAAAACCGCGCGCCGTGTCTGGGTTGGCGGGCAGTGCGGTGATACGCGAACCGCCCGGCAATACCACTTCCAGCGTGTTGTAGATCGTGCCGTCCGCGCCACGAAAAGTGGAGGAAAACTCCTGGATCGCGAGGTTATAGGCTTTGCAATGCTTTTTAACCCCTTCCTCCATCGCCTCGCGGGCCTGGCGTTCGCCACGAGATAGAATCACCCAGCGCGCCCGACCACCACGCGCTTCAGCGGCGAAACAGTCATCCACCACTTCCAGCGTGGTGGTGAAGGTCTTGCCGGTCTGACGGGCAAACATGCCGATCTTGAAGCGGCTGTCATCTAGCAGCCAGCGTTTTTGATAGGCGTAGAGCGGGACGGCGGCTTTGGAGTGCGCAACCTCGGTTGCGCCCGGCGCAGTCGAGACTGCGCACTCCAAATTATTCGCTTTCTTCGCCATCACACGATCCCGTAGATTTCTTCACGCACACGCTTCAAGGTAGCTAGATCAAAGCCCGCCTTGCTGCCGCCTGCGGCTTGTTGTTCCAGGCTGGCCAACTTGACATTTAGCTTCTCGCGCACCTCGCCTTGCCATTTCTGACGCAGAATATCGAACCGCCCGATATCGGCAAAGGCGCGTGAAATCAATGACAGGGTTTTAGCCGCTTCTTCCGGTTCTGCACCTGAATTTTTAAGTTTTAACGACAGCCGCAGCAGATTGTCCTGCATGATGCCAGACGCTGATTCCAGTAACGCGCCATCGTCAGAATCCCCTGATTCCCGTGCCGCGCGAGCCAGCGCGCGGGTGCGCCGGGCATCCGCCATTGCCTCTTCAAACTCGGCCTCCAGTGCGCTACCGTGCCTAAAAACCGCCGTCTTTGAAATGTCATAGCCCAGGCTTTTCAACCAGGCCGTCAATTCCTCATAACCGGAAAAACCCCGTTGAATCAGTTGCGCATTCAGATCGTCGAGCACTGCCGCTGGCAGTCCGCTTACCTTGGAACGGCGCGCCATCACAGCTCTCCCGGCTCTGGCGTACCGATACCGGGCAGCCGGATCAGGCCACGCGCCACCGATAAGCCGTCATCCGTCAAGGCCAGCAGGCCGCTATCTGGCGCATCTACCAGCCCCAGATCAGCCAGAAAGGCGCATTCCACCGCCAGCTTGGTCAAGGTCATCGCATAGCCGGTCACTTCCAGCTCCTGGCGCAGGTTGCGCGGCTCGGCGCGATATTGCGGGCGCAGTGCCAAGGCTTTAAGAATATGCAGGCGACGCGCGGCGGTGAGGGTTATCTGTACAGTTTTCACTTCATTCCCTTTGCGGTAATTTGATTCAGAATCAGCTTCAGCGTGTCGCTCTGGCCGCGATTCTCGCCGACCAGCTGGTTAACCGTTGCGGCCAAAGCATTGAGCGATTCATATACCTTGGCGATATCATGATGATTGGGTGCGGCTTTATTCGTCGCTTCCATCTTTGAAATTCGCTCGCCTTGAGTGCCGAATTTTCCATCGATGTCATCCTCCAGCTTGCCGATCCGGTCGTTGGTCACCTTGTCGCGGTTTGTCAGATAGACATAGATGCCGATACCGCCCGTCATAACGAACTGCAACACCTGAAAGCCGAACCTCATCCATTCCATATCCATGATTAAACCTTTTGTTTTTGCTGCTTTTCGCGCAGTTGAAAATCGTCCCTGCAATCAGCATCGCAAAAACACCCCATAAACAACACTTCATCGCAGTTGTAGCAAAACCCGGTCGGGGTCATCCGCTCATGGAGAGCCGCCGCCTCCAGCGCCTGGCTGCGATACCATTCTTCCGCCTCCGCTGCGCGGTCAATGTCGTCCATCAACGCACTCCGCCAGCTTTTCCTGCTTGTCCCGGCAATCCTGATACAGCTCCATCGCCTCGATGTGGTTGGTCAGCAGGTCTGTCAGGCTGCCCGATTTCGCGGGTGGTGGAACGGTGCATGGATAAGTAAGGTTCGCCGGACACGGGCGCGGCTGCACCGCTATTGGCGGCGTTCCAGAGGCGCAACCCGTCAGCATCCAGCCCGCAAGCCAGAGTAAAAAGGCTGGCTTCAGCGTTTGCCCCTGCGCCCGTAGACGCGTTAAGACGCGGGATTTTTTTAACGTACTCATTGGCCTGCTCCTTGAGGGTTTTATAAGTGCTGCGTATTTGTTCGCGGCTAGTTTCACGCGCAGCACCAATCACCTCTCGGCGCGCGTCTTCCTTTGCCGTTTGTGTAATAGCGGCGCGCTGCGCCTCGACCTGTCCTGCAACGCAGCTTGTTTTCGCCTGTTTATTTCCTAATCCATAACCGCCTAAAAATAGTGCCAGCACCATCACCAGCCCGCCCAATAAGCGCCACACCAACGAAATCATTTGAATGCTCCTGCTGACCAGAAAGCCACAAAAAAAACATAGCCAATAACAAGGAGATATAAAATTACAGCAACAAGTTCATCAGGCTTCATTCTTCACCCCTTCCTTCACCCCTTCCTGCGCCGCTATCGTCGCGGCAGGCAGGCCGTATTTCAGGGAAAGCAGCTTGGAGAGCGTCGCCGAGGCACCAATACTCGCCAGATAGATCAGCCAGATGTCCGCAGAGGCCGTTCCCGCATAGCTCATATAAGCAAAGGCAGCGGTCGCCGTGGCATAGGCGACATTTGCCCATAGCTTGGTATGGGAAACCATGCCTGTGCCCGCATCAGTGATTAGGTCGGCGAGCCTCACAGCACCCCCAGATATATCGCCAGCGCCGCAGCCAATACCAACGCCGCCAGCGCGCAACTAAACAGGTTTGCAGCCACATGCGCACCGCGTCCCTCAGGATCGGCACTAGCCAACACCCCGATAAAGACCTGTACGACAGCGGCCACTACACACAGAAAAATCAATAGCCATTTCATAAGTTTCTCCTTATCCAATCAAGTGCCAGGCCTCGCCCGGCTTAGTGCCAGAGCGAGAAATCCATTGGTAATTGAACAATTCGCGCGGCGCTACTTGCTGATAACGGCAATCGAGTATCCAACCATCCGCTTCGCAGACCAGGTGATACTCGCCCGTTTCTGTAATACAAAAAACCAAATGATTTTCGATGCCCACCGCATCCAGCCGGGTGCGGCACAGCAAGGCAAAATCGTCGCAGTCGCCTGTCACGATGCCGGATTCAGCCAGTTTTTTCGCA